CCTTCTTCATATCCTTTAACTTGCTTAATATAGCCACCATAAGCAATTATAGGACGAACCATTAATTTATTGATTATCCATTTAACACCAGGAATATATTTCATAGCTGGCACAAGCCATTTAGCCATTCTCTTGTACCCAATGGCAACTATTGGTTCTTTTTGGTAGTATTCATCTCTACAGAGTCTGACCCACCAAGGAAGGTATCCATTAAGTGCTTCAAGAAATATAAAGCAACATAAAGCGCCTTGAGCGGAGCCACCAGAGCCAGATCCACTAGATGCAGCTGATACACCAGCTAATTGAGTGCCAAATCCAGTAGCAGTGTTATATGGAGTTGTTAACGTAGAATTAGCTTGTGTTGGATTAAATGTTCCAAGGCCAAAATTAGAAGAAGTGTTTCCGGAGTTTAATGCTGTATTAACTGGATTAGCAAATGTATTTTGATTAGAGGCTACAGTAGAAGCAGTGCCAAGAGCGGAACCTAGAGCAGTTCGTTTAGCCTGTAATGCGTTACCAAAATTCATAGCATTTGATACTGCATTAGTAGCATTATCTAGACCAAGATTTCCGGTGGCGTAATTAGATTGATTTAATGATCTTTCTGTGGCGGCTTGTTCACCTCCAGATAAACCATTAAGATTGATGCTATTAACTAAATTTGTTGCTTGATTTTGAGCAGCATCTTGTGTTGGATTTAATGCATTGGATAATCCAGTTGCTTCAGCCGCAGATACTCCACCCATTCCTCCTAATAGTTGTGCAGTTGTTCCGGCTTGTTGCTGTGATAATTGCCCACCAATGGCTTGATACGCTGGAGCATATTGTGCAAGTTGGCCAAGACCAGAAGCTGTATAAGTAGGATTAGCTCCTGCCGCAGCATTAGCTAAAGAACTAGCTACTGGGGCAGCTTGTCCAGATATAGTTTGCAATGTTTGTGGCAAGTATTGGTTATACATTGCAGAGAACTGATCTGGTGTAGCCTGTGGATTGTAATTATTGCTTTGATTACTCTCACCACCACTAAGCAAAACTGGATATATTTTATACATGTAGTTTCCTCCAAAGTTTATTTGTGTTTGGCGATTTGAAAATTCCTCTCTTAAGCCATTGAAGTTTATGATTAGGCCAAGTTTCTTTGGCCTTTTTAGCAAAATCTTTTAAGTTTTCTATGTTCATTGCAAGATTTTCTGTTACAAATAGTATGTTATTTGGTCTAAGTTCAGCTATAATTGCTCCAATTATGTTATTGTTATTGTCACATTTATAGAACAATGTTCCATTCTTTATGCATGCCTCTAGCAATAAAACAATCTGCTCGTCTGACATTCCAATAAAAGTTTTCTGTCCTTTATTAGAAAGAACAAAATTAAACAAATCAATGAATTTTGGAGTATCTTTCATCGTCCTGTTATTCTATAAGCAAACCGCCAGTCTCTTCCAAATCCAGTACGATGATTCATTCTGTCATGCCCATGTTCACACAATGAAGCAACATCATCTGTTCCTCTGTTTGCATTTTCATGTATCTGCGCTAAAACAGTCATAGCTTTTTGATAGTATGCTATAGCTGCTTGTGGATTATTTTGATCTTCATAATAACTTTGTAAACATTTGTAGACAATGACATCATCATATCCAGGTGCTGGAAATTCATCTGAGTCATTAGTTAGCCAGATGAGTGCCTTTTTATACAATACTTCAACCCAACCAAACAAAGCATTAGTATTAGGTATGAACCATGGTGCATCAGAGATGTCCATTATTTGAAATAATGCGCGTATTTGATTGCATGGAATATAGCTAATTTGATTTCCATCAGCATCGTTTATACTAATATCCCAAGAATTAGTACATTGTTTCGTCAAGGCAGCTATATCTAAGTAAGCATTAACTGTTTGTACTGAGGTTTGTGACATTACAACAGCCTCACTAGCCATTGATGCACCAACAATTGGGCCAGAGACATACACAGTAACTGGTGGATTCTCAACTTCTTGCACAGTTAAAGTAAGCTGAGATTGATTTCTTAGACTAGTTTGCAAGGCATGAAGGCCTTTTTGTCTCCAATTTCTCCAGCCATCTTCCCAGTTAAATTGATTATACCTAGGGCGCATCTGAGATAGTTTAATAGCTGTTCTATCAAAACCTTCCCGCATTGCTCTAATATCCCCCATGTAAGCTGGGAAAGCAATAGTTTGGTTTCCATTTACTTTAAATAGTTCTTCCTCAAGGCTACCAGCCATATCAGAAGTATCGTAAAGTTCTTTAGCTGCTGTACGAACTTTATCAAGTAATATAGCACGTTGTGTTGAATCAGATGGATTTAGTCCCATCTTCTTGCCTAATTGATCTAGTACATAGTAAAGGCTCATATCTTGCCTCCGTTCGTCTCTGGCCGAGTTCGGCCACCCGTTCTGCTGCCGTACCTCAAGCCCACTCGGCCGAGGCCCCTAGTCGAAGAAACGTGCTCCGGCCCTGTGGGCCGTCGCAACGTTTCTGTTAAAAGTGATGTATTCATTTTGTTAGTTTCATTACTGCTTGAGTTCTGGGAGGATTTTGTGGAGTAAAGTCAAGCGTTGACAATGAGGTAGATGTTAGATTTGCCCCGCCATTCCATGTTAATGTAGCAAAAGCTTTCCATCCTTGAGCACTAGAGTCTGTGAATTGGAAAATTAAATTGTTTGTTTGCGTACCAACATCTGTTCCAACTTGAGTGCCAGTATATACTGGATTTGGCGCTGCATATTCTATATCAGTCTCTAGTGCGGCAGAGAATCTATTATTGATGAATAGACCACAAGTGACTGATATGTCTTCTGTGATGTTTGTGAGTATGGCACGCACATTATTAACTTTCAGCTCTTTCTTTGGGTCTTGTTCGCACACAGAGCCAAGGCGAATAGTAGCAGTATCATATTCAGTCGTAGATGCATATAATTTAACTACTCTATCATCATCAGTAATTGCATAAAGTGCAAGAGTAGAGATTGTAATTGCAGCAAATTGTTTAGCAGCATGCCCATTGAGTTGTGTAATATCAAGTCCTTGATAACAACTATTGATTGTATCATACACAACTATTGCATAGCCAAGAGTAGTATTAACTGAGAATAGAGCGTAATTGTCATAGAGTACCGCACTACACCATCCAGCAGGAGTAGAAGGTGTATTTGCAGTGACTGGAGCATTTTGAAATATTCCAGTAAATAGACTCTGTACTGTCGAACTAAAAACAGAATTCCGCCCTTCATTCTGTTGTTGTTCAACTGAATTAAACGAACGTAATCCATTTGCATCAATGAAGACACTATCGCCTAGTACATCGATTATGCCTCGCTCTGTTATACAGTTTGCGTTGAACATGATTGTGCGGATGAATGTGTATTCGCCAAAAATTGTAGGAGCAGTGGCATTAGTATTTAATGTAACACTGAAACATGAACTTCCACCTGCTGCAACAAATAGTATATTTCCTGGCATTGATCTCATTGCAGTTATACCAGAAACACCTACAGAGTAGGATGTAGTGGTAGCATCTCCGCCTTTTTGCCCATTTATATCTACATTTATTACAAAATCAAGTGGACGCCCTGACACAGATCTATATATGTATGTAAAGACTGGGTCTACAATGAATAGTATTCCATTGTACCATTCCATGTAGGTTCCAATAGGTACATATTCTCGAAGATCTGGGCCAGTCAAAGCTAGCGTAGTTGGGTTTATCGGAAATGACCATTGCTGATATGTCTGTGTTATTCTACATTGAATTGTGCCGGTTTGATCAATATAGATAAATTGTGGCTGGTTAACGCCATCTTGTACAAGCAGACCGGGGATATTGGCAAATGATCCAGCTATTTGGTTAAATTGAGCTTGATTTATCCCTGCATTTGCTGAAGGAATAGTTGAACCGGACGTGTCTGTAGGATTTGCAAATCTAGCGTAATTGGTAGTTGCCAAGGGAATTACACAAGTCCAATATCTAGGGGCCACAGTTGACATTGAAAATCCATTTATTTGTGTCCATCCATTTGCTCCATTTAATTTATAGTAGCCATACCCAGCACAAAACAAAATTACATAGTTGCCAAAAGAAATAAGAGCTTGTTTAATGCCTATTGGCGCAGTAGTATCGACCACAGATGATGGCACTGGACTGGCTACATCAAAGCGAGTACGAATATTGAGGCCTAGACGATATTGATTATATGTAATATCGTAAGGAGTCTGGCCTTCCTTGTACTTGAATGATACAGGTAATCTAGTATCATCCAAAAGGAGATTCATTCCACCACTAAATGATGTTTGTTTATACTCGCTCATGAAAACAAAATTGCATAGAACTTAACTACAAAGTTTGATTCTGACGAAACTGTAGTTCCTGCTCCTGTTTGTTTCTTTAAGAGACTAATAGTTCCAATGTTGTATCTTTGTAACACAACATTAGTTGCATTAACAATCCAAGAAAAAGTTGCTACTTGATTAGAGCTATTTGTTACATTACTTAGTTCTATTTCATCACCAGCCGCATAAGCTGTATTAGTATCATTAGTTGTACAATGAAGAACCACGCGAACCATTTGTGGAATAGCCCCAAGTCCGTGTGCGGTA